TGAATACTTCAGAAAGAAAAATTGTTCATATACGCTTTCCATATATTCATTGGTCAGGCCAAAAAAAGTCCGCTGACAGCGGCACCTCCATGTCCTGCTCATGATCACACTCATTACATTCAAAATGCTGTGTTAAATCTACATTTGGCGCGGCGAGACGGTAAGCCAAACGGACATGTCGAGAATCGATTGATGGAATATTATCAACTAAATATTTTCTTGCTTGCGGAGAAGTATCGCCATTAACAGCAACAATCATAGTAGATAATTGTCTTGTTACGTTTTTTTCTGTTGCTTGTCTATTTTTGCGTTCTGCTTCCATTCCAGCAATAAAAGCTTTTTCATCTTTGCCGGTAAGTAATCTAAAAGTTACATCAATTTCAGTTCTTGGAAGTTGTACGGTAAATGTTCCATTCTCATTAACCACTACATCTAATTCTGAAATATCTTCTCCATTATAAACTTTTGCAGAGTTTAAATTAAAGGAATATTCCTGTTTTGTCGCGCAACTTGGACAAGCTACATGCGTAACATATTCGCTACCATAACCTGAAATTCTTGTGGCAATAACAATTGCATTTCGATCACCGACCAAAAGAGAGTTGGAATCAATCTTTTTGTCCATAATTATGCTCTCAATGACGCGATCTAGCGCGATGCCTTTTTTAAGCAGAGAGCGCGAAGTAAGAATATCTTCTTCTTTGGCAGTCATTTGCTTAATTTCAATTGTTTCTTGTCCATGAAGGGGGTGACCTTCTGAATAAAATCTTCCACCCGATGGAAGTTCAACAAATTCTGTTGGTACAACAAAAGAAAATGGATTATCTTGATTTTGTGTCATTACTTGCGGAGGGGGCGATGTGTTTTCTGGGGCGCTATTGCCCGCTCCCGTCCGATCTCTATTTCTAGCCAATATACACCTCGTTATTTGTTAGCTAATATTTCTTTTAAGCGTTTTTTTATGACGTGACTACTGCGTGGTTGCCGTCGTTCAGCATGGCCCAGTCATACCTTATAGTAAGAGATAATTCTGTTAACTCATCATCGCCATATGCTAAATCTCCAAATTTAACATCTGTAACGAATGCATTGTGCATAGTCCATTTTTCAAGCTCTTCGCCATAAGTGTCAAGCTGTGTTACGTTAACTGCTCCCAAGCCGGATACAGCCCTCTCCTTGGAAATCGTTTGGAAGGCATCTTTGCTCGTCGAGGACGGAGGGCCAGGGACTATCCATCCTGACTTTTCTAGAAACTCCCACAATTTTGTGGCTACATCTGGTGTGGTTGGGTCTACCATGGTAATTTCTACTTCATTCCAACTTAAAGTGCCGGGATAATAAAATGTATAATTTAAATACTTGTGTTCTCCGGCTGCAATCGTAAAGGATGGCTTTGTCGCCGTCTTAGCATACCAAAGAACGGGGCTGCCCTGTCCATCGTCCCATTCGGTGAATTCTACCTTAAACCTGAATTTTCTTTTTGGCTCTCTAAAACCGGTTTGTGACGCATCGTCAGTCCAGAATGACATATTTAGTACTCCTATAGCCTACTTTTAAATAGTATGGCAATGAAAAATCGCCTCTCTCTTTCTAGTCATCGAATGATGCTCCAGTTGACATGATAACAAAGTCAATCGCGATAAATTCAATCGCACGGGCAGGCTTGACCATAATCTTCGCATACATGATATTTTGATCAACTAAATCAGGTGTTGTTGTGGACGAATCCAAAATTAACCTATAATCAGTAATACCGAGTTGAGTCTTTACACTGTGTAAGAATGGGTCAACAAGACCGATAAATCGATTCCATGTGCCTTGAACATTCTGATCGAATAAAAGCTGTGATGAGAGAATTGAAATTTGCTTCTTCAAATAAATAACAAGTCTTCTAACATTGATCCTATCGAGAGCCGAACGACGTTCTTGTAGTGTCTTTTGTCCGAAAACTACAATACCTGTAGACGGAAAAGACGCAATCGGGTTAATTCTAGCCTCATAAAGCGTATCACGCTCTTTAGAAGTTAATCTCTCGGAAACATTAACGACTGGAATTCCAGCGGCGCCGTCAGTTAATCCACCCCTATTGAAGCCAGCAGGCGCGAACCAAAGCTGAGATTTTCTTTCAGAACTGGCTAGTACGCCCAACATAGCGACTGTTGGCGGGATCCAAACAAGCTGACCGGTCATTTCGTCACGAGTCTGAACCCATGGGTAGAAAGTCGCCCCATAAGAAGAATCAACTCTTCTATCTTTTAAGGCGGTAGCAGCACTAGTTGGCGATGTGCCAATTCTATCACTTCTATTACTCTTATATGCTTCGTGTGGCGGGATGTATACGTTTGCTAAATCTATTAGTGCTAAAGCATCACCGCGCTCTTCACAAACATCAATCATGTGGACTGTGAGAGAATCATTTGTTAGTCCCGGAGTAACTAGCGTATTCATATCGATAAACTCAGGATCCGCAACTGTATCAATCGCTCTGCGATAAGTATGATAAACATAACTATTATCTTCCGTAGCGGCCGTCGTCATGCCCGAATTTCTTAATGGATCGGGCTGTAAAATATCCCATCCGTCAAATCCACCCCAAAATGGCGCCGTGAAGCTATCATAACCAGCATCCAGCAGATTTGTATAAGAACCGCTAGTCGCTGATCCGCCGGCGCTATTACGCGAGCCGGATTCATAATAATATCCTGCAGAACTACTTCTTACGTCATCTAACGAAAATACGTAAGCAGAACCAGTTATGCCTACGGACGGATCTGCACTAGTGGGGTCAGTAGCAAAACTTGGAAACCATAATCTATGGGCGTCAGCAACACTTGCATCGGCCCTTGTAGAGCTACTAATTCTTGTTGTTTGCACGCCAAAGTAAGCATTTGTAGGATCGCTTACGCCCCCGTCAGAAGCGCTTACGCGAAGCCTTACAGATGGGAAAACAAGAGAAGCAGTTACAAAGCTTTCAAAGCCCCAGAAATCGGGGGCCCCGCCGGCGCCTTTAATCGAATCACTGCCGCCAATCACAAACCCATCAGCGGTACCGCCGTCGAGCAGATCCTGCTCGCCAGATGATGAAATATTTATTAAGCTCTTTATCTTAGGCGGTCCAAAATAGCCAAATGGCAGTAATGCTGCGTCTGTTGCACCAGCATCTGCATCTGCATTCATTTCTACGCGAACATATTTAGATCGATTTGGATAATCTCCATAGAGTTTCAATCTACGTTGTACCGAATCCCAACTGTGGTATTGATCACCTACTCTACGTGCGATATAATCGGGAGAGGTCGGATCCATCGTAAGATTATCAAATCTTTCTAAAACAACAACATTGTTGTCAGTATCATGAAGATCTCTTAAAAGAAGCGAAAATGTCCCATAATCACTTATAGTAGTGGATGATTGTCTAACTTGCCCAATAGAAGCCTTTACATTCTTATGTAGCCATTCGCCATGTCCGCGCCCCAAGAGGCGGAATAATTTTGGCATGTTGGGCGCATGGAAAGAGCCGGAAGCCCCTTGGTCTTGTCCAATGAACCAACCAGCAGTAGCCTCGCGAGAAGCTTGGCCTTTCATTTGTGACGGGTCTTTACCACTAGTAACGCCGGAAGATGCGCTTTGTCCTAAGCCGAGAACAATACCAACTAAATTACTATTAGTTGTAAGATCTCCGAGATTGACGCCGGCACCATCGCGCAATTCTTGTTCAAATGTCTCGCCAAGCCAATAATCTTCCGCAGAAGCATTAGCATAAAATGTGCCGGGATCAGAACATAATTGCGGATTAGTATTGAATTTCTTGCGAATGAACGTTTCTTTTGAATCATCAAAGCTAAACTTAATATTATTTGTTCCAGTTGAACCGCTAATAACGGCTGTAAAAAGTCCAGTATCGTCTGTTGTAATCAAGTGGCCGGCCGCTGATGTTACGTCAAGACCACCACTCGCAGCATAATAAGTTCCACTAAGCTTAATTGTGGCATCATCTAGATAGAAAATAGCAGCAAGAGAGCCAGTTCCAGCGTGCGCTTTGGTGGGAGATCCGCCGGCTACACCAGCATTAATCGATTTTGAAGGAAAAATAAACATTCCCCACGCACCACCATTTGAGTTGGCAGTGTTACTAATCGTATTGGTTGTTTTCCAGCCGGCTGCAGCATCGCCGCCGGCGGAATTACCGGTAGTTGTCTCTTGTCCGAGTAGACGAACATAAGTTAAAGGAGCCACGTTAGATCTAAGGAATGCCTTTGCAGCATATGTTCCATACATTGGAGACTGGTGGTTGCCATCGCGATAAATATCGCCGCCACCCATACCAGGAACTGTTTCACCAAACATGGTTACGAAATCTGAATAAGATTCTACCTTGATAGGCTGCATTGCAAGTCCTTTTCTGGAGCGCCCGATAACAACCGGGCCAATGGCATCGGCTGTTTTTGGAATAAATGAATTATCTATTTCATTAATGAACACCCCAGGAGATACAAATTTAAAGTTTTTGACTGACATTATTGTTTCCTCGATCTAAAAATAGCTTTAATTGCCGCTACAATCATACTTTAAATAGTATTTTGGAAGTCAAAAGTCTTCCTGAAGTACAATAAAATAGCACTTTCACTTCAGGAAGTAATTTTTAAGAATCCTTTGGGGGTATCAACAACCAATCCTTCTTGCGGATATGTAATT